CATCGCGCGCCCGAACATCACGCAGGATAGCGCTGCGGTACTTCCAACGGACAGGTCGATTACGCCGGAAATAAGGCAGAATGCCATACCCACCGCAATGATGCCCGTATAGGATAGCGACCGCGCCATCGTCGCAAGGTTGGCCGGTGAGATAAACGCCGGTTCGAGCAAAGCGAACGCCCCGACCGTCAGTGCCAACATAATTGCCACACCTGCACTCGGATTTTTCAGCCATTCCACACAGGTCTCGCTTTCAGGTTGCTGATAATCCACTCGCCGTCTGGATTTTTCAGGCACGCCTTGCGCAGTTTTTCAAGCAATTCGTCTGCTTTCATGCCGCTCTCGCGGAAGCTCTTGATCTTGTTGTTGCCGGTCGTTTTGCTGATCTGCGGGAGCATGTCCGCCCCGTCCGCCATTGTCAGGCGCGCAAGGTAAGCATGTTCCGGTCGGGGTATTCCCCAGCGGTCGCAGAAGTTGTAATAGAGCGCGTATTCGGTAATCAGGTCTTCGCCCCGAATGACGAAGTTGATTGCCGATAGCGCGTCTAATATGACCCGCTCCGCAGTCAAATGCGGGTTGTAGGCTGCAACGGCATAGTTCAGGTAAGGGATGTTAGGGGTCAACCCCTCGAATGCAATCCGGTATTCTTCTTTGAGTTCGCCGCCGTTCAGAAACAGCAGCGATTCGCGCACGCGCTCTTCCAACTGGCTCTGATACTGGTATTCGTCCGCTATCACGCCCAGCCACGCCAGATCGTCAATCATGCCCTGCGCGTATTCCATTTGCTTGTCATGCGCAACGCGCCATAACCAGTCACGGTTGTTATCCTCAAAGCGGACAATAAACTTGCCCTTGCCGCGCCGTGCCTCGCCCTGGTTGACAAGCGCCATGTAAGCGTGACCAATGTGCAGCTCGCCGTTGGTGGTTGGATTGAAACGGGTATTGGTGACTAAGAACATTTTGCTGCCCTCCACTCTGCGATTGACCATTTGAACGCGTCAAGCATCCAGTCTTCCAGCTTGCCGGAAGGGGATGGGCTGGTTACAAAGCCGCGCAAGCCCTTGTTGATGCTGTCATGCGTAAAGCGGCTCAACCCTTCGCAGAATTGACTCCCGATCCAAACTCTATCCAGAACGTTCTTTACATTTTCGAGTGCGCCCTGATCACCGCCGTATCGGTTGACTTCCCACAGGATGACGTTCAGGCCTTTGCCCAATTCGATCGGCAGGTTAGCGCATAGTTCACTCATCAACCAATTGCCGGAACGTGGACCCGATTCAAATGATTCGGCAAACTTTGTGTCACGCTCTACAAGGTGCAGCCATATTTCAGGGAATATGTTCTGCTCTGTTTTGACCGATTCCGTCAAACTCGTCCGCAGCCATTCAACCAGCTTCGGCTGCGCTTTCATGCTTGCATACGTGGGAATGTCAGGCGGGTCACCGGCATCACCCGTAAACTCGCGGTAAGCCTTTACAGCGTGAGGGTCGCAGTAGCAGGGTATCATGCCCGGTAGTATCACCTCGCCAGCATGAGGACTGCCGGCATACACCTGCGTCCATTCGTCATGGTAGCGGTCATTGCAAGCCCGCATAAACGCGCGTTGGCGTGTCATTGCGTCCTCGCACCAGGGCGATAACAAAGTGAAACGATCACCGCCGCCGTAGCCGAAGTAATTGCGCCATAGCGTGCCATTTGCGGATTGCAGATACCAATCATCGGGGAACCAGTCCGGCGCGTTTTCGTGGCAGCGCATGAGTGACTTTATTCCAGCCGCTTTTAGCCGTTCCGCTTCCGCGTCAAGCCGCTCCCAGTTATATGAGCCGTCCTTTGTTTCAATCTGTTCCCACAATATTGGGAACACGGCAGTCTTTACGCCTGCATCAGACACGCGCTTCAGATCGTCAAGCGCAAGACTGCCAGTATGGAACAGGACGATGAACTCGTCAGGTCGGATGAAGCTCACTTTGCTTTCCCTTCCCTGACAATCCGCTCAAACACAGCGTGGTTGGCTTCACTGTACGAGTACGCGCCCTCAGTCCGGCGTGAGGTGTAGTTCGACAGGTGGATTAGCGGTAATATGGCTTGCTTCAATTGCAGTCCGGCGCGCTCTGCACGGTAACAGAGTTCGTTGTCTTCCCAATAGATACCCGGAAAATCACGCTCATTCCAGCCGCCGATTGACTCAAAATCACTTCTTTGTCCGAAGATGCACCAACCTTCAAGATAGCGATAGACTTCGCCGTCAACTACCCTTACTCCGCTTGTAGGCGAGTAAAAAGCGCCTTTTTTGGCGTTCTGTGCCAATCTAAGCCAATCGCCCGTTGCTTGGATATCCGAGTTCATAAAGACCACGATCTCACCGTCCGCAAGCGCAAGCCCTTGATTGTTGGCCTTGCTGAACTTGACATTCTCTTCGTTGCGGACGTACTTGCTGCCATTGCCAAGCCGCTCAATCATTGATTGCAGTCTGTTTGCGGTATCGGGATCACTGGCATTGTCAATCGCAATAACCTGCGCGCCTTGCACCGCTTTCTCGTAGTCCGGCAATAACTCAGGGCAGTTATGGAAGGGAGTAATGATAGAGATCACTTCAACCCCTCAATCATTTCCTGCATCTCTTCGACGATCGGTTTCCAGTACCTGCGTGTAATAAAGTCCGCATCGTAGGGCAATGCGCCACGTCGTGCCTTGTTGCGCAGATCGTAGTCATTCCAAGCGGCATATGCCTGTTCCATTCGATCGGCGATTGCTCCGGCGGTTGCCTGCCATTGGAACGCGTCAAAGAAGTCGTGATAGATAGGTAATGCTTCCGCCTTGTCGATCTTCCAGCCTGCAAAGCACAGTTCGCTCATGGAAGTCCAATCGCCAACGATGACGGGCGTTCCGCAGGCTTGCGCTTCCAGAATCGGAATGCCAAAGCCCTCGCCCATTGCCACGTTTGTCAGCACGTCAAGCCCGTTGTAAACGTCCACCATGTAGGAATCGGGAAATCCCAATCCGTTCATGTATTGGTCGCAGATCAGCACATCCTCACCGATTGTCAGCCCCATGCGGCGGATAAACTTGACAAGGTTTATCCCGTTCCCGCCATGCGTGCCATCATCTGTGTGCAAATAAAGCATGGTGTCAGGGTGAATCGCGTGCAATGTTGCAAAGGCCGCAATCTGCTCATGGAACGCCTTGCGTGACGGATTATCTTTGTTTGCCGCTACCATTCCGACAATAAACTTATCCTGCGGCCAGTTCAGATGGTCACGCGCCTCAATCCTATCGAGCGGCTTGAAGATTGAAGTGTCAACGCCGTGCGGAACGTACCAAACGTCCAGCCCAGCCTGCTCTGCCATGCGCTTGCCAAACTTGCTCATTACAATCGGCTTTGCTGCCTGTCTTACCTTTGCCAGTACGTTTGCCGGCATCGGCTCGTGGTCAACCGGAAACCAGGGGAACCAGGGCACGTCAATGTTCTGATTCTCAATCACCCACGCATCCACCAAAGTAACAACCGCATCCGCCTGATCCCAAGTAGCATGCGCGCCGATCACGTCTTGCCCATAAGGGTGTTTGAAGTTCGGATACACCTTGATTCCGTTGATATTCAGCACACCGCTTTGTACGCCGTAGAACGCCGTCACGCTTATGCCGCCGTCAAGCAACTTCGCCAGTCTTGGCACAAACAGCTTCGTTTGCACGCCGTAACCGGTAGTAGCTGCGGGTGAGTTGCTAAACCAATTGATTCTCATGTCTTTTTCAAGCCTCCAGCTTGTTGCTCCGATAGGGCAGGGAAGCGGTGGAGCGTGCCGTTTTCGGGGTATACGCCCTATCCCTGCCCATCAAATTACTTGTTAGCTTGACGTGCCCATCAAGGTCACGCCGTGAGTCGGCTGGTATACGCCATAGGCATATTCCATTGACGCGTTGATTTCCCAACCGCCGTTACCGCTGATCTTCGCGAAGTACTGCGGTTCGATCTTGAACGGTTGACGGATGTCCAGCACCATCGCATCGCGCACGAACATCGCGCCCACAGCAGCAGTGCCGGAAGTGATGTTGGCATCAACGTAGAAGTCAATACCGCCGAAGGATGCCTGGTAGAATGTCCCGACCACGCTGTCCTTGATCGCCTCGCTCTGCATGAGAGTTGGCACGCCGGAAGCGGCGGAAGTCAGGTAGTACCATTGCACCGGATGCATAACGCAGGTGTAAGGCGCGCCGACCTTCTTTGTGCGCAATACCGCTTGAGCGTAAAAGATGTTTGCCCAAGACAGAGTGCCGCCTACATTAGTAGTGCCGCCGCCATAAACAGTGCCGCCGGTCAGATCGTCAAACAGTCCTGCCAGTTGGGTGTCCACTGCTGAAGCGAGGGTGTTGCCCAAGTGAACGCCAGCCTCTCGCTGTGCGCGCCCTGGTTCTGCCCGCAGGCGGCGGTTGGTCATTTCAATCATCTGCGCGTAAACGGCAGGCGTCAAAGTGCCAGCAGATGCGGCGTTGAACGCCTGCGCAGTACTGTCAGAAGACTCGGCAACCGCAAGGAACGTGCCGCCCGAATAAGAGCCGAACACGCGCGGTGCTGGGGAGTCGGAGTCCTGCCACACTTCAATGTGCGGACTGATTACGTTGCCTTCAACAGCAGCGTGAATAGCGTTGTTGTAGACGTTTGCTACAAGGGTTTTAATCCCATCATAAGTAGCTTCGTTAGCCATAAGTTAATCTCCTAAAAGTTCCCTCCGGTAGGGGGAAACACTACGCCGCCGCCTAAGAACGGGTTTGGCTGCTTCTCGCCAGCTTTCCAGCGTTTGTGGGCATCTTCAAAGGTGTCACCACTTCCCGCTTTCTCGCCTGGATTCGTAGCGCCCGTGTTCGGCGCGGCTTTCTGTTTGGGTTGCGTT